CCACTGATTACCCAACCAGTTGTTCCAGAAGTCCAAACTCCAGTATTATTATTATAGGCGCCGTTATAATTTGATGATCTTATAATCGCCATATTTGCTGGAGCCACAATATTAGATTGGGCACCTTGCTGCTTCAGGATTATTTCATGTGCCCCAATTGTGCCTGCAGTAATCTTTGCTGCTGTTAGGTTTGCAATGTGTGATCCTGGGATCATGTCTGTAGCCGTTGAAGCCTTAAGGCCAGAACTTGGAGTCCATCCACTTTCATTGCCAGAAGTATCAACGGTCTTTATTCGTCCATAGTAAACAACATCAGTTTGCGCTGATGCAGCATCTACTGCATTGCTGTTGTCTGGAACGTCAATTGAAAATACTGTTGATGTTGCCGTACCAGAAGAAATTAGATTTGCACCAAGTGCATCTGAATAAAGCTCATACTTATAGCCATTAACATCTAGTTCTGTTGTTGGCTCAAATTGAAACATAACAGATTTATAATTGCCATAAATATAAAATGTGTTTATATCTATTGCGCCTGGAATAGTTTGATCTTTTGGCGTATGAATTCTAATAGACTCATATGGATCATCTATTGCTGATATTTCGGTATTTTTAACCTTCAATGAAATTAGATAATCTTGATCCGGTTTTAAACCTGTTATTGTTTTAATTATTTTTGCCATTATTTAACACTGCCTGTTGTTTTAAAAGATATGCTTGAGTTAATTTCTTCCTGATCTATTTCTAATAAATAGTTTTTAGAAAAAGAATAACTTTCTATTTTTATATCATTGCCCGTAGAACTTGCGTTCTTGTTTGATTTTACTTCAATCTCAAAAGTAAATTCTCCATATATTTCATCATATGTTGAAAATATATTTTGATCCTCAACACTAAACGTATACACCAATTGGTTTTCCTGGGTTGTTGACGCGTATAAATCTAATTCTACATTTTCTTTTATTACACTTTGACCAGCCCCATTTGCAGATATCTTTACAATCTTTAGAGTTGCTATTCCAGAACTTGGACTTTTTTCTGCGTATATCTTTAAATCTGGACCCGAAAAAGTTCCCATCAACTTTGATCCAGGAGTTGAGCTCTTTTTGTTATTCCAAATTCCCGTATCGCCTAAGTAACTCATGTTTGCAATTCTTGAGTTTAAAGAATCTCCAGTGACTATAGTAGAATAAAAGTTTATGCTATTGGATGATCCTTGATTTTCGGTTGCTATAAAATTTGCCCCACCTGGGTTAGTTGTTGAGACGTAAGTATTGCCGGACAACGACAAATACTGTATATCATCTTTGTGGTAGTAAATATAGTAATTGCCTAGCGGTTTTTCACTTGCGTTAACATTTGTTACAGACTTAAACCATAGGTTATTCTTATAGCTAGGCAGTGTTGGATTTCCAACCAATAAACTTTGAGTAACTGTGTAAGTGGTATCAGTTTCATAAACTACAACATAAGAATCTGAGTCAGCTTTATTCTTAATAAGACCGTCTTCATAATAATAATATCTATTTAAATCTAAGTCATTGAGATTAACTTGTAGCCAATCTCCAGATTTTAAATACTCATTTAAGTATGGGAATATTATCTTCCTTCTTACAGGAGGAGTTACTGTTGCTGAAGATTTTGTATAAGTAAACCAGGTCATATTTATACCTCATTATACAATATTTCAAACTCGTATGAGTTTAATTTATCATCTTCTATTTCGACTTCGAACGTGGCATCAAATATTATTCCACCACCAGTTAGAACACTTTGGGTTAAGCCAGTTAAGGTTAAGTTACTGTATGGACTTGTAGATGTTGAATTATAGTAATCATCTCTACCAGATGAGTAGTCTATAGCAGAAGCACTTATTGGCATTGAGCCATCTATTCCTGAGTGTGAGTGGTTTGATACATTTACCCCACCAATTTTTACACCTTCAGCTACATCAATATCTCCAGTGATTATTCCACCATCTCTTCTCAAGTATTGCGGGTGCGCGTCTCCATCTAAGTCATCAAGATCTCCATGAGAGGATCTTAACCCCATTCTTTTTTCAGAATCAACAGGAATATCAAAAAATATTTGCTTATACTTTTCTAACTCTTCTGTTTCTACCGTAACAATAACCTTTGTTCTTTGTGTGGCCAAAGACTCTAATTGAGTTATGTAGTTTACATATCTTCTTTTAAGTCTTATCATTTGAGAAAGAGCGTCTACTTTTTTGCTCATTTGGACTCTTCTCTCAACATAGTCAGAAGTAACTGAACCCAAGTTTCCTGTTATAGAGTTTCTTGCCACAACAATTTCACCAAGTAATGTTGGGCAGTCATTTGCTATTGCCGTTGTTGTAAAATCTAACATTAGTGGTTCTACAACTTTTGACTTAAATGTAAGAGCAGGTAATAAGTAGTTAGAATAGAATACGCTACAGGTATCTACAGTATCTCTTTTTAGCCCATTTGATAATGATTGTATTTCTGATGTATAAGAGTTTATTTTGATCGAAAAAAAAGCTTGGAATTGGGCTGCTTGTTTTTTAGAGATTTTATCCAATTCGGATTGGGGAATTGATGTTGGCGGGTCTGTGATTTCCTTGGCAAGCTGTTTCGTATAGTGGATTGCTGTCTTTGCCCAGTCTGATAAGTGCCTTGCAATTTCGCCCTCTGTTTCATCTCTATATTCCTCCCCAAATTGATGTGTAACTATATTTTTGATTGTTAATATTTCGTTTCTTAAATACGACAATACTTTTTTAGTTTCCGCCAAATGACCAAAAGATGTATAGTTTATTGTCAAATCATACTGTTTTATTAATTCTCTACAAGATCTGCAAAGGTGCTTAGACGCAAACTGATATTCTGAGTATGGAATAAAGTTTGGAAAAGAAAGTGCGCTGGCATTTTGGTTATGCTTTAGGGCATCTTGCCATACTGCTTTGTGCGAATTTTCCAAGTCAATATTGCAGTAGGCGTTAATGTTTACCTGATCTAGGTTTGATTCTATTTCTTTTAAGAGTTGTGTGATAATAGATTCACAATGATAGACGTTACCTCTTACTTCAGTGATTGTTGGCTGAGATAATGTCGTTATATATTTTGTGTCTGGGGTATTATTCCCATACATGTTATTTATAGAGTTTCTAGCCCCAAGCGAAAGAAGACTTGATGACTCATTTGCTGCGTCGGAAAATACATCCTCTACAGGATTACTTTGTCCTAAACCATATTGTGCCATTAGAATGTCTTTCTTTTAATCTTTGAATTAGATCTACCACCAAAAGATTTTTTATAACCAAACTTTTGAGGCATGAGTTTATCGGCTCTTCCAGTTAGAGCTGATCCAATTTTATCATCTTTATCATCATCATCTTTATCATTTACTGACTTGGGCATAAAAAATGTATTTGAAAATGACTCTGTTCTTGACGCAAAACGAGCCTTGTGTAGATCACTGTAGTTTTCCGTGATTGCTAAAAGAGCTAATATTAAAGCGTCGTGTGCGTGGTCAACAGCTGAACCACCGGCTTCAAACACGGGTCTTCCTGTTTGAGTGGTTCTTAGAACAACATAAGAAATTAACTGCATGTATATTTCTGCGTCTCTTTCAGAAATTGCTAAAACTTCCTTTTCTAAATATTGTCTAAGATTGTCAACCATGTATGGCTTAATTTCTTTTTTAACACTTTGTTTTGTATATGGATCTTTAACATCTATAGTCTCACTAAAGCTAACACCTTTAACTCTTTCTTTAAGGCCGCTCATAGGATTTTCTACTCCATACTTATGTAGGAGTTCAACTTGAACTTCGCCATAACCTCTGTCCACATAAATATGTTTTGGCTTAAATATATTATTAAGTTCAACTATTCTAGATACTGCTTTAGTTAAAGTATATTCTGACTTAGGTATTTCTTCTCTGTAACATATTTTAACTTTATTTCTAAATCTTTCTTCTTCATAAGTATCTGAACAAACTTCTAATACAACTATGTTGGTGCCGGCCCCGTATTTGTCCCAGTCAACACCTATTGTGTGAAAACTTCTTGCTGAAGTCAGCTCAGCATGGTAGTCCCAGCCTGGTTCCATAAATGCTTTATCTACGTACTTTCTTGGGTAAACACCTTCTGCGTCTTCACCCCAGTCAGCTTCAATTTCATGCCTATATCCAATTTCTGAATATTGTTCTCTAAATTCATCTTCTTGGTCTTTAGAAAAATAAGGGTTGCAATATGATGGAAACCAAAATTCTTTAAATCTTGCACTTCTGCACCACTCCCAAAATCTTTCTCTTCTACCAGTAGGAGTAGATGCGCCAATCAAAACTTTGTCTGGTTGATCTTCGGCAGTTTTCTGGAGCATTGCATACAATGCGTCTAGGTCATCTGCATGCATGTAGTCCATTTCGTCCAACACAATCATATGTGCTTCCTGACCACGAGCTACGTCTGACTTTCCGCCTGAGCGCATACCAGATGTAAAGAATCTAATTGTAGAACCATTAGTAAATTGGATCATGAATTGAGGGCTTGTTACTTTTCTTGTTATTGAATTCATAACAATTTCATTCTTAGATGCAAGTCTTAAAATTTCCTGATAGATCAATTCAACGTGTGATTTCATTGGTGCAATAACAAGACATCTTCCGTCTTTGTGCGTATAACTGTAATGTATAAGCGCAATTGCCATACTAAATGTTTTACCAAGACGACGACCAGCTCTAAGAACTTTTCTTAACGATGGGTCACGAAGAATGAGCGTTTGATAAACTCTAGTTTCTGCTTCAAGAAACTGTCTAGCCCAAATGCATGGATCTTTAGCTACATGTATTTGTCTTTGTTGTTCTGCAGAAATTCCTAAATCCATTAACTCAAGATCTAACTCAAATGGTTCATCAACCAAAAGTGCTAACTCTTGATTTGTTAATGGTCTTTCTACAATTGGTTCACCACTAGCCCAGTTAAGATGGTTTAATTTATTTTTAAAAACCCATTCAATTCTATTTATTTGCTTATACGTTTCAATGTCTTGATCTTTGATGATTTCAATTAAATCTTCTCTAGAAAGTTTTTCTAATGACTTTCTAAAGGCTATTGTTTTATTTTGTAAAGAGTTCATATATTATCCAAAATGAGCTGCCATCATACCAGCTTCAGATCCAAGTAAGCTTCGTGCATTAAGTCTTGAGTTTTGAATTGCCATAACACCTCTAGCTCTTGAAGTTGCTGCTACTTCGTTATCTTTAAATCCTGTGCCAAACATTGGTTTATTAATACTTCCTTGCATTGACTTAAGTGCGTCTTTGGCGAAGTTCATTCCACCAACTGCAATTTTACCAATACCTTTACCTATATCATACATCAATTGCGCGTTTGATAAAACTGAAAGTGGCCCTAATGCTGCACCACCAATCCTGGTTGCTCCTAATCTCATTGCAAGCATACCTTCTGCTCTAGCTCCAGCCCTAAACATCTGGAAACCAGCACCAACAGTTTTCCCGCCACCTAAAGCACGCATTGCGGCATTACCTGCATATTTGCCACCAACTGACATTTCAGTTTTAAAAGCTGCCATAGCTGCTCTACTTGCTGTTTTGTCTCCGCCATGTAATACTTTAAAACCTTTATTTAAGGTTGCAAGACTTCTTGTGCTCATATTTTCTGCGTTGAGCGCTCCACTATAGAATGAAGTTATTCTATTGCTTAAAGTTCCTTTTGTCATCGTTGATGCAATTGCATTTGATGGATTTGCGGCTATTGCTGCAGCATTAGTTGCTGCTGTAGCATTGGCTGCAGCCATGGCGTCGCTTCCTGCTAAGGCTACGTTTCTTGCAAGCATTGGTGGCATTGCCATATTTGCTCTAGCTGTTGCTGATCTTGCTAATTGGGCCTCAAGTCTAACAGCCCTACTGCCCTGCACCGCGTTCATTGCTGGATTTGCTGCTGATTGTACGCCTTTTATATTTTCTATCATTGTAGCTCTTTGGGCTTGAGCTCTTGTAAACCTCTTTAAAGCTCTTCCCTCTAAGGCTGCAGCACCGCCTCTAGCTTCTCCAATTTTTATTGTATGTTCTATGCCATGTAATTTATTAAGACTGTCTATTCTTCCTAAAACTCCACCAGTAAAAACTTTATCTGTTTTTGGATCAAAATTATCTGGAAGACCCATGAATTTTCTTAGGCCTTCATTTTTTGCTGCGAACATTCCTACTTTGTTTATTCCACCACTTATTGTTTGAAATGGATTATATGCACCAGCTATATCTCCACCACCAAGTGCGCTTATACTGTGGAGTCTATTTACTGCTCTTGGACTTAAGTTGTTTGCTCTTGCTGGATTAAAGAATGGAGTTTTACCTTTTGCTGCTGCACCAGCTGCTCTTCTAGTAAGAAATGGAGATCTTGTTAATCTACTTCTTGCACTTCCACCCATAAAAGATGTTGCTTTTCCTGCAGGCGTGTATTGACCACCAACAAATGCACCATATTTTTGTGCTCTTCTAATTTGTCTAGCGGTTCCTGGACCAGCAACGTCCATGAAGCCACCACTAACTAAAGTATTTCCATACCTTCTTGCATTAATAAGTGCTGCTTGTTTTGCTCCGGGAGTAAACTGACCCCAGTCAAAACCAGTGCTTACATCTGGCTCCTCCATTGGGCTAGGAGCTGGTCCTGGCCTAGCCATTAGCCTCTCCTCTGATTATGCATTCCGAGAACTATATTTCCGCTTGCATTTAATCTTTCTGCATTTAATGCTGACTGATTATAAAATGGTGATTGAGTCATTATTTGTTGATTTGTTCTTGCTACTGCTATTGGACCAGATACAGCACCGGTTGTTCCTATTGCGCCTCCAATAACTGCTCCAGCTGCTGTTGCCCCAATTCTGCCCATAGGTCCAAGGCCAAGCTTTTTGCCAATCTTTGCTCCAGCAAAACCACCAATCGCCGTACCAGTAGCTGCAAGTCCAAAAGCTGCTTTACCACCAGGATTTACTCCATGTCTTACAGCATTTGCTGGCAGCACTCTTCTTGCAAGAGTTGATCCAGGCAAACCTGATGCCCCATATAATAAAGATGGAGTTAAGTCTCCACCTAAAACTTTTCTATCTGCTTGTGGATCACCAAATGCAACATCCATTCCTGCGTCTATTGCAGCTGGTGCAACTGCGTCATATAAACCTTTTATTCCTGCGCCAACCATGAGCGCTGCAACACCAACTTTACCAGCTGTGCCCATGCCAGAATAATTCATTCCAGCTGTTAAGGCTTTTTTTCCCATAGATGAACCTGCGGATAAAGCTCTTGTTATTGTTGATGCTACTGCTGGCATATTTATGCTCCGTAAAGGTGGTTATATTTATTAGCACCCATTCTTGTATGTCCTATTTTATTTCTATCCAAGTTTCCTACAACTCCAGCTGTTACTAGTGGATCTCTTCTTGATGAAGTTTGGCTTGCCATTGCTTGATCAATTTGATTAAAATCATTAATCGACATTGGTCCTGCCTGTTCTATGGGCTGTTCTGCCATTACCTCATTTAATGGATCTTGTTTAGATTTCCTTGTAGCTAAATAGTAACCAGCACTTATCGCAGCCACAGCTGCTACTGTGCCATAAACTCTAGGTTTAATTTTTTCCATTTTAGTCATTAGTTCTCTATTGATTCCAGTTTCACTAGCTGCTTTTGTTGCTTTTTCTAATTTGCCAAAAAATCCAGGACTTTCCTCGCCCCTTCTAATGCCTGCTTTTAATAACTCTACTTGTGATGTAGCTGAAGCTCTTGTGGCAATATCTGATGCTGTTCCTGTTGCAAGTCTACTGGCTTCTCTTAAAGCTTCTTCGGAAACTCTTGGTGTTAAAGTAACACCTTCTTCTGTTACACTTGCTAAGTTGTAAACCAAACCTTTTCCTACAGATATTGTATCAGAATCTATACCTTCCGCTACTGTACCTAGCACTCTTGCTATGTCCCCAGCCCCTTGGGCTTCTCCCTCAATTGAACCTATTACTATTCCACCTTTTTGAATTCTTTGTGCTAATTCTCTTACTCTTGCAATTCTTTCTTGTGTTCCTTTTTTGGATGAAAAGAAGTCCATAAGTTGTAGAGCCTCTTCTCTAGAGGCTGCTAATCCAGCTTGCACCATGGATTCTGGGCTTCTAGCAGATGTAGTAATTAGTTCCTGACTAGCTTCATATATAGACCTGGCTTCTGCAAAAGCTGCTCTTCTTGCCTGTGCCCCATTACCTCTAAGAACTTCTCCACCAAGAACTATGTTAACAGTTGGACTTAATTCAGGTCTTTGTCTTACAGCTACTGAAAGTCTAACTAAATTTGTTTTTGAATTTAATGCTTCTTGCGTTAAGAGTCCAACTTTTTTCCCAGACGAATCTAATGTTTGTATCTTTCCTAAAATAGAAGATGGAACCATTATAAGACTTTCATTGCTAACAAATGTTTTTTGTGTACTACCATGAAATATACCTAAGTCACTAAAGTACCTCATACTATCACCAAGTCTTGCTTGCATATTTGCTACCCTGGTTGCGTTATTGGCTATTCCAATTGGATCGGTCATATCATCAAATCCGCTTAGAGCAGATTGTATGAGGCCAGTGTTTCTTGCACCTTGTGCTGATGTAATTTCAGATAATGTAACAAATGCTGATCTAACTTCTGGATTTATCGAAGCTGAACCAATGCCGGCTTTATATAGAGCATTTCTATATGCATCTGCCATTGCTGGTTTTATTTCCTCAAATCTTCCTCTCATCAAACTGGTTATAGATGTATCTATAGTCCCAGTATCTGCCATAAATGGAAGTTTAATTGTACTTCTTGTTGCAGTTAAGCCACCTATAAAATCTGCCTCTGATGCATCAGTTATTGTTGGTGTGACTGCATCTATTAGTGGAGCTCTACTTGATCCAGTTATTAATTTATTGATAGAGTTAATTTCTCCAGATTGCATTGGGCTTATTCCTAGCGAAAGTATTTGAGTTTGATTGTTTGGTAAATCTGCTTGAGCTGGTAGTCTTCTTGCTCTTTGTATAGTTTGTCTAATGTGAGCTTCTGCGTCAAAACCTGCTGGCAATGATTGAGCTACTGCATCAGGACCAGTAAATAATTTAAATGTTCTTGAATTGGGATCAAACTTTATAGTTCCTTTTAGCCCAGCAAGTTCTGGCACAATGTCTTCTGTACCCTCTGGAGATATCCCTAGTTGTACTTTTTGTATTGCTTCAGTTCCCATTAAATGGTCGTACACTGAACGAACTAGTTCTCTTGGATCTGCGATATTCGTAGTCAATACAGTTGCTCTTGATGCTGCTATATTTCTTTGAGCTCTTAAAATTTTTTCAGCTACATCTTTTGGTAAGTGAGATAGATCTAATCCAGATATTGGATCTGCTAAATCAAGTTTTTCCATATGTGCAGCAAGATATAGTGAAACTTGTCTGTCAACTGGAGCGGTGTGTGCTGCGTTTGATGTGGCTAACATATTAATTAAAGCAGATTGGTCCGTGTCCCCAGATTCTGCCATTAGTTGCAACAAGTTAGTTGATTCTAAGATGTTTTCCAAACCAAATGCAGAAACAGATTCACCAGCTACTCTTGTTCTATGTCTTGCTCCCTCTGATAACAATGACCTAAATCCTAACAAAGCTTTTTGTTCGGTGCTGCTTGTTGATCGTGATAGTCTTTCAGCTAGTTTATTGTTGAGTCTATCTCTAGCTAATCCGAGTGTGTCTATTACACCGCCGTTTGCCATTTTTTCCTCAAATTGATCAAGTAATGGTAAGCCGCCCATTTCTTCAAACTCCGGTATTGATCTAAGTGTTTGAGCTATTTTTGGTATGTCAAATGCTTCAGCGTTTGTTCCAACCAGATAATGCCCCGGCTGATTAATTTTTTCAAGCACTTGCATGTAATGTTTTGCTGCTGCTTCTCTTCCTTCTTTTGTTGTTGTGTCAAATATTTTATCTGCGTTAAAAATATTAATTCTTGCAGATGCTACACCAAATTCAGTTTCTCTTCTTGCTGTGGCTGTAGCAAAATCCATTGTTCTATTTAAGTCTCTTGGATCTGTTGATGGCAGTCCTTTTAGTTTTGGTGTTATTAACGATGCTCCAAATTCTTGATTTTCTATTCCTGGTACTTGACTAACTGAAATGACATTTCCACTTGCATCTTTTTTAAGTTTATTAGTTCCAACAGAAAGGGATCTCATTAGTGCATCTTGCGTGACATCTTCTGCCTCTAAGTCTAAAGGATGAAGAATTGCTCCATCTGGTAAATCTTTTAAAGACAATCTTCCACCTCTTGCCATTCTTTGTTCCAAAACTTGAGAAGCGGGCAAAGCACTCATGCCTATTCTAAACGATTCACTAGGTCCAGTATAACTTGCCGTAGTGGCAAAAGGGTCTATTGAAAAAGTTGATGATTGCAAAATATCTAATGCTGGTTCATAACCACCAGCTGATGAAACCGCATATCTTGAAGTCACTCTAGCTGGGTTTGTTGATGGCGTATATATGCCTGGTAAACCTATGTTTTTTATAACTCTTTCTGTTTGAAATACATTTGATTGAAAATTTGCTCTTAATTCCCTTTGTGCTTGTCTACTTGTAAGTAAATTTGCATTAATTGGAGACGATGGTTTTAGTGCTTGTTCTAATGCTTTTCTTCTTTCAATTGAAAGACCTACTCCTTCTCTTAATTCTATTTCAACAGCTTTTCTATATGCTGATTCAAATCTTTTATACCCAGCAAGGAATTCATCGGCTGTTCCAAATGCAGCTCTATATCCAGAAGATCCTGCGCTAACTGGTGCTTCAATGTTTCTAGATATTGCCTCCATTACTTTGGAGTCGGAATCTCCTCCGAAATATTTCTTGTCCTAGATTTCTAAACATTGAAAACAATTCACCAAATACAGGAGCAGTTTCATCTGCTGCAACCGGTAATGGTGATATGGTGCCTACTCCAATTCCAGGTAAGCCTTTGTAACCATACCTTCTTCTTGAAGCATTAAGTGCTCTTTCAGCTGCTGTTAATTTACGACGTTTAGCCATAGATTATCCTTGCTGTTCTTCAACCACCTCAGAGTCTATGATGTAATCATCTAGTTCTGATGTACCCAACTTTTTCTTTAGCAGCTTTTCTCTTTGGCTCTCTACAGCTTGCACTCTTCCTATAATGTCGGAAATTGCTTGAGCTGTATCAAGTTGAACTTGACCGACTTTAGCCTTAGCTTCCCTAGTAGCCAATAGTTGATTTCTTAAATCTTTTCTTCTCTTATGAAGTTTATCTTCCAATTCAACTGCTAAGTGTAATTCCTTTTTTAGAATTGGTTGACCATCTTGGTCTACCCCAATTATATTTTCTTGAACAAAATGTTCTTTTGCAAGTAGTTTTGTCTTTCGCAAATATTGAACTTCTTGGTCAACCAAATCTCTCACCATTGAAACTTCTACTAAGTTGTTTGGATTAACATCTAACTGTTCTAAATACTCTGCAGTAAACTGCGCAACCATAGACATCTCAATTGGGCATGGTTTATTTCTTGGAGCAAGGTTTTCCTTCATTAAAGGACACGTTGATGCAAATATACATTTTTCAGATTCGCAGTTCATAGGTATAGAAGAAAACATTGTACTTCTTGTTTTTTGCGGTCTGATTAAATCTACTGCTTTTTCTTTTTGATCATCAGTCCAATGTTCTGGAAAAAACAAATCTGGTCTTAAAGACTCAAATTGTTTCATAAAATTATTTTTACTATCTGTTTTTTCTAATTCTGACATTTCTCACCAATCTATGGATATTGCGACAATATTTCATTTAAACTTTTTTGTAACTTACTAATAATTTCAGCGTTGGTTCCTGCATTGGTTATCAATCCAACTTCTCTCATTTCGTCTGGAGTTAAAGATGAACTGATGATATATCTTGCGCCTTTGCAAAGTTCGCAGTAAACTTCTTTTTCTTCCATTGAACAAATGCATGGGTCGATAATTGAAAATGCCTCAAGAGCTTTGGCTATTTCATACCATTTGTTTTTAAACAACTTTTTGGTCTGTTCTTTATATGCCCTTAATTTTTGTTGATCACTTGATAATAAAGTGCCCATATCTAATGATTGTTTCATTAGCTCCATTATGGTTCTGTAGAGAAAGTTTGGCAATTCAAAATCATCATTCTCATTTATGTACATTTTCCAATTATTCATGTCAATAATGATAGCGTATTATGCGTATCTTCCAGATCCTTGTGGTGACGATATTGGATTAATTGGTTGACTAACAGGCCTATATGATGATCTATTATTTAATCCACCCATATTACCTGCGGCCATAGCAGCAAATCCTGCCGTAGCTACTCGTCCTGTAGTTTTTTTACCATATCCAATTAAATTAGATCTTCTTGTTGCGGCCATTGCTCCGCCCATACCCAAAGACATTTCGGCTCTCCCAGCCTTGGTTAATCCACCAATAGCTGCGAACATATCACCTACATATTTTCTACCTATTCCTGCTGGCATTTTATCTCCTAGTAGTTATACATTCCGGTTGGTCTGCCTGTTGTTTTATCTAAACCTGATCTACGTCCACCTAAAATACCTCTGGCTGCACCAATGCCGGCATATCCCATCACTGCTGGTTTTGCGCCTTTTTTAATAAGTCCTCGTGCTCCGGCTTGATCTATACAGACTTGGGGCCGATCTAACGCTTGAGGCAATAGCTGATGCGCTAAATGGTGCTCTCATGAACTACTCCTAAATAACGATTTGCTATTCTATAGTAATGTTAAACTTCTTTTAATAGACTTGTTTTTTTGATAGGTTTTTGAATACTGAATTTAAAAGCCTCATCTTCATAGTACATTTGAAAGATACTTCCTCTTGGGATTACAGTATTAATCATGCTATCGGCAAGTGGTGACTCCATTAGCTCTCTTCTTATTTGTGCTAATCCACGTGCGCCTTTAATGCTATCTATTCCTTTTTCTATTAAACCTTCGATTACATTTTGGTTATATTCAAAAGAGTAACCCTTTTTTCTTAACTTGTCTGCAATTATCGACATTTCAAGCTGAGCAATCGTTTGACAATCTGACTCAGACAAATAATTAAATATAACAACCTTATCAATTCTATTTAAAAATTCTGGCTTAAAGTGTTTTTTAATTCCGTCATTTGTGTTTCTTTCGAGAATAGATCTTTCTGGAATTTTTTTAGTTCCAGTCTTATAATTTACATCTCTATTAAAGCCAGTTCCGCCAGCAAGAAGGTGTTCACTTGTTTTGTCATTTCC